AGGTGCTTTTGCTTTAAATGTTAATACCACAGGTGATAAAAACACAGGAGTTGGTAATTTTGCTTTAATTAGTAATACTGAAGGCTCACACAATGTTGCTATTGGTAGAAGTGCTTTACAAAGCAACACTACAGCAAGTCATAACACAGCAGTAGGCTCTACTTGTCTTGATGCTAATACCACAGGTACTCAAAATGTTGGTGTAGGTAGAGATACTTTATCTGCTAATACAACTGGAAGTTCTAATACTGGTGTAGGATATGCAGCACTACAAGCAAATACAACAGCAGGTGGTAATACAGCAGTTGGTAATAGTGCTTTAAGAGCATGTACCACAGGTGATTCTCATACTGTTATGGGTTTTGAAGCTGCTGAAGATTTAACTACTGCAGCTCATGCAACATTAGTAGGTTACAGAGCAGGTATGAATATAACTACAGGTAATTATAATACTATTATAGGTAGTAATACAGGCTCTACTCTTACTACTGGTGCAGATAATGTTATGGTTGGATATGGTAATAATGTGGATTCTGCATCGGCTGCTTCTCGTTTTGGTTTTGGTAGAAGTTTAAGTTTAACTACCAATAACACAGTAAAAATAGGATATAGCTCTAACTTTATAACGAATACTTGGACAGATAATGCTACTTGGACACATAGTTCTGATGAAAGACTAAAAGAAAATATAGAAACAGATAATCTTGGTTTATCTTTTATTAATGATTTAAGACCAGTCACTTATTATTGGAAAGAACAAAAAGATGTACCCGAAGAAATTAGAGGAGAACAAGAAAAAAATACTGACTTAAAACTACATGGTATGATTGCACAAGAAGTAAAAGCAGCACTTGATAAACAAGGTGTAGATACTTTTGGTGGTTGGTCAGAAGAAAAAGATGGAACGCAAATGATAAGTGAAAGTATGTTTATTTACCCACTTATTAATGCAGTAAAAGAACTTTCTGCACAAGTAGAAGAATTAAAAGCTAAATTAAACGAAGGAGAATAATATGGCACAAACAGTAACAGAGTGTTTAAACAGAGCTATGGACAGCGTTAATTTAATTAATGGTGTAAATGGTGGTAGTTGGGAAGTTGGAACTATGACTCAATCTGAAATAAATGAAATGGTGCAAAGAAATGTTGACCATTTAGAAATTATTTTAGAATATGCACCCGTTGATAGTGATGACGATACACCTAATGTTAAGGGCTCATCAAGTAGTAAAAAAACTGATTGTACAAATGCTATCACTACAGGTAAAGCATACATCTCATCTAATAGTTAGTTATTATGACTAAAGAAAATAAAGCTATGGTTGGAGATAAAGAAATATTAGAGTCAGAAATGACTGATAAACAAAAATATCTTGCTAACCAAATAACTAATTTAAGACAAAAAAGAGAGCAGATGTTGTTTGATTTAGACCAAATAGACGCTGCTTTACAAGTTTTTCAAAATAATTTTATAGCTTCAACTAAAGAAGAAGCTGATGAAGTTCTAGATAAATAATGCCTACTGTAAAAGATGCATTAGCAGAACTCAATGCACATGAAAGAGAATGTGCTATTCGTTATGAGTATATAGAAAAAAGATTAGACGAAGGCTCTGCTAAATTTAAAAGATTAGAAATGTTGTTATGGGGGGTTTATCCGTTTATACTAGGCTCTATAGTATTTGCTACTTTTATTTAGGAGAAAAACGTGCCTCTTCAAAAATTATTATTCAAACCAGGAATTAATAAAGATACAACAGCGTATACTAATGAGGGTGGTTGGTTTGATGGTAATTTAGTAAGATTTAGAAAAGGCTTACCAGAAAAAATAGGTGGTTGGGTAAAAAGAACTTCTAATACTTTTATATCTAAAGCTAGAGCTTTAATAGGTTGGACTGCTTTAAACGGTATAAAATACATCGGTATAGGAGCTACACAAAAATACTATATTTTAGAAGGTGATAATTATTACGATATTACTCCTATAAGAAAATCTTCAACTAATAGTATTACGTTCGCAGCAACTAATGGTAGTTCAACTATAACAGCTACTGATAGTAATCACGGTGCTGTACAAAATGATTTCGTCACATTTAGCGAAGCTGTAAGTTTGGGTGGCAATATAACAGCTGCTGTATTAAATCAAGAATACCAAATAGTTTCTGTACCAACATCTAATACTTATACTTTCGTAGCTAAAGATACTGACGGTAATACTGTTACAGCTAATGCTAGTGATAGCGGTAATGGTGGGTCTGCCGTAGACGGAGCTTATCAAATCAATGTGGGTTTAGATGTTTTTGTACCGTCCTCTGGTTGGGGCATAGATACATGGGGAGCGGGAACTTTTGGTTCAGCTTCTACTTTATCTGTAACAAATCAATTAAGACTATATTCTCACGATAATTTTGGAGAAGATTTAGTTTTTAATGTAAGGAACGGTGGTATTTATTACTGGGACGCAAGTAGTGGCACTTCAACGAGAGGAGTAGCTTTATCAGATTTAGCTAATTCTAATTTAGCTCCTACTGTTGCCGCACAAGTTTTAGTTAGCGATATAGATAGACACATAATTTGTTTAGGTGCAGACCCTATAGAAGGAGAAAGCAGAAGCGGTGTACAAGACCCTATGTTAATAGCTTTTAGTGACCAAGAAGATGTTACCCAATGGGAGCCTTTATCTACAAACACAGCAGGCTCTTTGCGAGTATCAGCAGGCTCTGCAATTATTGGTGGAATTAGAGCAAGGCAAGAAACTTTAATATGGACTGATACAGCTTTATATAGTTTACAGTTTATCGGTCAGCCTTTTACTTTCGGATTAAATTTAGTAAATGAAGGCGTAGGTATGGTAGGTCCTAATGCTGCTATTAATTCACCTAAAGGTGTTTTTTGGATGGATAAAAAAGGTTTTTACGCTTATACAGGTCAAGTACAAACTCTACCATGTTCGGTTCAAGATTATGTTTTTAGCGATATTAATGTTACACAAAGTTTTCAAATATTCGCTTTTATAAATAAAGCTTTTAATGAGGTAGGTTGGTTTTATTGTTCTGCCGCTTCATCAAGTATAGATAGATATGTCACTTATAACTATAATGAAAATGTTTGGTCGATAGGACAACTTGATAGATGTGCTTGGTTAGATGAAGGGGTTTTCGATAAACCTATAGCTTCTTACACAACATCCAACACAAGTTATTTGTATAACCATGAAGTAGGTAATGACGATGATGGTTCTGCTATGCAAAATGTTTTTATAGAGTCTAGCGATTTTGATATAGACCCTGCGGGCGAAGTATTTTCCGCAGTAAGTAGAATAATTCCTGATGTCAATTTTATAGGCGATGCTGCAACAGGCAGCACAGGACAAAAACTAGATTTCGTTTTAAAGAAAAGAGATTTTCCAGGAGATGCTTTAAGCACAGTCACCACAGCTTCTTGCTTTTCAACTACAACTAAAATTGATACTCGTCTTAGAGCTAGACAAGTAGTTTTAAGAGTTCAGTCTAATGATACCGATACTAATGAAATAGGTATGAGTTTTAGATTAGGAGCCACCCGTTTAGATGTAAAACCAGACGGTAGACGATAGTGGCTAAATTATTACAGACTAAATTACCGATAGCAGTTGGTCCTCTTAGTCCTGAATTATTTAACAGATTAGTTAGAGTTCTTGAATTATCTTTAAATTCTAAAGATATAGACGCAACTTTGACAGTTAATGAGACGCAAAGAAATTTAAATAAATTCAATAAAGGTGATATAATTTTTAATCTAAGCACTAATCAATTACAGTTATGGAGTGGTGTAGAATGGATAAATTTATACAGTGGGGAAGAAAATGGCGTTCAGGGAACGGCAACTCTGGGCAAAATAACAGTACAAACAAACGGAGCAACAATAGTCCCGATAAAATGAATGTAGATAAATTAAGAGAAGAATTAACCTTCGATGAAGGTTGTGTAAATAAAATTTATTTAGACCACCTTGGATATCCTACATTTGGTATAGGACATCTAATATTAGAATCAGACCCCGAACACGGTCAAGATGTAGATACCCCTGTATCTGAAGATAGAATAAAAGATTGTTTTGAAAAAGATATAAATATCGTTACTACAGAATTAGATAGAAATTTAAACTGGTGGATACATTTACCTGAAGATATACAAAGAGTTTTAGCAAATATGTGTTTCAATTTAGGTATTACACGATTACTAAAATTTAAAAAGTTTTTAGCTGCATTAGAAGAACATGATTGGGAAACTGCTGCAGTTGAAATGATGGATAGTCGTTGGGCGACCCAAGTTGGTCCTCGTGCGATTCGTTTAAAAGAAAGAGTATTAAAAGGAGAATAATATGGTCATGAAAAAAGCTAAAGGAATGAAAAGAGGTGGAAAACTCAAAAGTTCTAAATATAAAAAGAAAGGCGGCATGAAAAGAAAAACCATGAGAAAAAAGAAGAAGTAAGTGTCTTATCTCATAAGTAATATCCCGCACTTTAAATGTTGGGTGCGAAGGGAGTTTACAGCTAATCATGCAAACTACCATGGAGAGTTTCTTCATGCTATCGCTTTCGCGGTAAATACTATTCCTGATAGGTCATTAAGTTTTCAAGTTGTTTTTACAGGTTGTGAAAGAGAATATGATGATTGGGAAGAAGGCAACATCCATGGAGGTGCTATGTGGGCAAGAATGCCTATTCAAGGCTTAATAGCCGATATACCTGTTGATGAATGGGCTATTCCTATGGAAGACCATTTAGCACAGCCTTGGGATTGTGAGTCGAGAGACCATTCTGTTATAGTTATGGATAGAGTTAGTTCGTCTCCATGGCTTTGCAAAATCGATGGAAAGTTTTATACTGGTAAGTATATGTTTACAGTAGATTACACAAATAACGCTATAGCCGACTGTCCTGCACAACATAAACAATCTCATGTATTATATATAACTGAAGATTGTGAGTGGAAGGGTAATTTAGTTGCTTTACCTAACAATAGAGTAAGAGCGACAAGTCCTGCACTATGGGTGACAGGTGAAGGTGCACCACAGTTTACACCTTCACAACACACACATTCTGCAGAAGGACATGAAAGTTATCTTGACCCATCAATAACTTTTAATAATTTATACGAGGATTAAATATGCCTAGAAAACCAACTAAAGCAAAAAAGAAAACTACTAAGAAAAAGAAGGGTGCTACACCTACTAACCCTAGTTTATATGCTAGAGTAAAAGCCGAAGCTAAACGAAAGTTTAAAGTCTATCCAAGTGCTTATGCCAACGGGTGGCTAGTAAGAACTTATAAAAAACGTGGTGGAGGTTACAAATAATGCCACGTAAAGGTTTATGGGCTAACATACACGCTAAACGTAAAAGAATTAAGGCAGGCTCTGGTGAAAAAATGCGAAAGAAAGGTGCTAAAGGTGCACCTACTGCAGCTCAAATGAAACGTGCTAGAAAAGGAACTAAAAGACGTGGCAAAAAGTAAACGTAAAAAAGACCCTAAAAAAGGCACTGGTAAAAAACCTAAAGGAAGTGGAAGAAGATTATACACCGATGAAAACCCCAAAGACACAGTACGTATTAAATTCGCTACTCCTGCAGACGCTAGAGCAACAGTCGCAAAAGTCAAAAGAGTTAATAAACCTTTTGCAAGAAAAATACAAATACTTACTGTTGGGGAACAAAGAGCAAAAGTAATGGGTAAAACGCAAGTAGTTAGTATATTTAAAAAAGGTAAAGAAGCTATAAGAAAAGCGAGGAAGAAACGTGGCTAAGCCCAAAGGAGGTCTAACCGCATGGTTTGGTAAAGGTCCTAAAGGTGATTGGGTAGATATAGGTGCTCCTAAGAAAAAAGGTAAGTTTCAAAAATGCGGTAGAAAATCTGCTAAAGGTAAAAGTAAACGTAAATACCCGAAATGTGTTCCACGTAGTAAAGCTAGAAGTATGACAGCTTCACAACGTGCTAGTGCTGTAAGAAGAAAAAGAGCAGCTGGTAATCCTGGTGGTAAGCCAACAAACGTAAGAACATTTGTTAAAAAAAGGAGGACTCGTGGCAAAAAGAAAAAAAGCTAAAGCTATAAGAAGAACAACAGGAAAAGGTGGTAATTACCGACCTACAAAAGCTGGGGCAGGAATGACCAAAAAAGGAATTAGAGCTTATAGGAAAGCTAATCCTGGAAGTAAATTAAAAGGAGCTGTAACAGGTAAAGTTAAAAAAGGCAGTAAGGCAGCAAAACGTAGAAAATCTTATTGTGCAAGGTCTTTAGGGCAACTAAAAAGAAGTTCTGCAAAAACTAGAAATGACCCTAATTCAAGAATTAGACAAGCCCGTAGAAGGTGGAAATGTTAAATGGCTAAAGCACCAGAATCATTTGTTTATAACGCAACGTTAGAACGTATTGTTGACGGCGACACATTTGACTGCACTTTAGATTTAGGTTTTGATGTAAAGTTACATAAACAGCGTGTTAGATTAGCAGGCATAGATACTCCTGAATCAAGAACAAGAGATAAGGCAGAAAAGGTATTAGGACTTGCTGCTAAGAATAGACTAAAAGAACTGTGTATAGGTAAAATACAAGTTAAATCTTTAGGTAAAGGGAAGTATGGTCGTATATTAGGTATACCTTATACAGAGGATGGTAGAGATATATGCGATGTTTTAATAAAAGAAGGTCATGCTGTAAAGTACGATGGAGGTAAGAAAACTAAAGTTTGGGGCGATTATTGATGGAACAAGCTGTAACACTTATACAAGAAGTTGGTTTTCCTATAGCAGCAGCCATAGGTCTTGGTTGGTTTATTTATAAATTAGTGATACGTATTGTTGATGGCATGGAACAAAAATTAGATGTTGTTGACGAAAAAGTAGCAGGTCAGATAAACGCTATAGAAGAAAGATTAGGCACTAAATTAGATACACAACATGGTATATTAGTGGCTCTAATAGATAGAGTACGTAGTTTAGATAATGAGATAATTAGACAAGACACCTTAATTAAGACTATACTTGGAGTACCTAATTTAATAGACAGCAGTAAAATAGCTAAAGCAAAAAGAGATGACCAAAGAAAAGATTAATAATATTTGGATATATAGGATAGCAGGATTCCTTTGTATTTTCTTTTTTCTTGCATTTTTAACTAATCCTTTATGGGCAGACCAAATAGTTCATAAATTTAAAAACCCTTCTTTCAACGGTATTAATACTTCATCACATTATTTAACAATAGAAAATCAAGAATTCAACCGTAAAATGAGTATTAAAGAAGAAATAAAAGCTATACAAGAACAAATAGAAAGAGATAAAGAAAATACTACATTAGCTAGATTTATAAGAAATCTTGAGTCACGAATCTATGCACAATTATCAAGACAATTAGTAGAAAATTTATTTGGAGAAACTCCTAGCACAGAAGGGACTTTGACCCTAGAGGGAAACACTATAGAATATAGTATTGAAAACGGAATCATAACTCTCAAGATAACTGATGCTGATGGAAATATTACCGAGATACAGTTGCCTGTTGGCGATTTTTCTTTCTAGTTGCAGCTTAGCTCCTGTAGATACTACTATACAACAAGGTAAAACTTTACCAACTATTTTAGAAATTCAATCCGAAGAATTATTAAATGTAGCACAGCCTAAAGTTCCAATCGTTGTTGCTGTTTATCCTAATAGTTTTACAGACCAAACAGGTCAGCGTAAAAGTAACAGTGAGTTTGCTTTATTTTCTACAGCACTCACGCAAGCACCAAGCCACCTACTTATCAGAAGTTTAAAACATACATCTAATGGAAAATTCTTTCGTGTTGCAGAAAGAGTTGGTCTTGATAATTTAACAAAAGAAAGACAACTTATACGTTCAGCTAGAGAACAAAACGAAAAAACTGATGGACCTAAACCTATCATGCCTTTACTTTTTGCAGGTGTGCTAATGGAAGGAGCTGTTATTGGTTTTGATACAAATATACAAAGTGGAGGTATCGGAGCTAGATATTTAGGTATAGGAACAAGTAAACAATATAGAGTAGATAACATTACAGTAGCTTTACGTATGGTATCTGTAGCGACGGGTGAAGTTTTAATAGACGTTTTAGTCAGTAAACAATTATATAGTTATGGTCAGTCTCAAGACGTTTTTAAGTTTATTGAGGCAGGCACAGAACTTGTAGAGATAGAAACAGGAGACGCCGAAAACGAGCCTGCAACGTTAGCCTTACAACGAGCTATCGAGGAAGCAGTTTTGCAAATCGTCAAAATAGGGTATGATAAAAGTTTCTGGGAGGTAATCGATGAAAATATTAATTAGTATATTATTAATCTCAACATCTATTTTTGCTGCTGATAACGAAATATATGTCGACCAATCAGGTGCAACAGCAAATATTGATTTAGAACAACTTGGTTCAGGTAATATTATTGGTGGTCTTAATTCTTCTGCAGGCTCTTTAACTGCGTTGGATTTAGACGGTATTTCGTTAACTCTTGATATAAACCAGTTAGGGGATACAAACAAATTTCTAGGCGATATTTTAGGAGATTCTATAACAGGATTTTTTGAATTTGATGGAGATAGTAATACATTTACTATACAGGGAGACCCAACAAATACCTATGGTATAGATAACTCTAACTACAATGTAGACGTTACAGGCAGCACTAATACATTTACGTTAGACCATGGAACAACTGCATTAGCTGCAACATTAGATTTAGATTGGATTATTCAAGGAGACGGGAATACTTTTGATTTCGATATAAATTATGATGGTGGCACTTCTTATGTAGATGTAGACGGTGATAGTAATACAGTTAATTTTACTGGTTCTGGCTATGCGGGTGGTTATTTTTACTTAGACCAAACAGGTAACTCTAGAACGTTTAACATTACACAATCAAGTACATTAGATAATGACTGGCTCAAGATTTTGTCTAGCGGTAATAGTGGCACTGTTTGTGTCATTCAAAACGACCAAGGCACAAGCACAAGCTGCTGATATCGGAGATATATCTGAACTTAACGGCTCTGCTCAAATAGTAAGAGATAAACCTTACGACGCTAATTTACAATTTGCTATAAAAAGTAATGATGAAGCTATAACGACTAATGGTCGTATGGCTATTACCTTTTTAGATAAATCAATAGTAAAACTTACCGAACACTCTCAACTTCTTATAGATGAGTATATCTATGACCCAGACCCTAGTAAATCAAAAATGTCCCTTAACTTTGCTTTAGGTACAGCTAGATTTATTACAGGCAATCTAAACCGTATAGAGAAACAAAATATAAAACTTAGCACCCCTACTGCAAATATTGCGATTCGTGGAACTGATTTTACTGCTACAGTTGATGAACTAGGGCGTAGCCTTATAATTTTGTTACCAGACGCTCTAGGGCTTTCTAGTGGCGAAATAGAAGTAGTAACAGCTACAGGAAGTGTTTTATTAAATAAACCGTATCAAGCCACAACTGTTGATGTGTTTGAAAATGCACCTAGTAAACCTGTAATATTAGATTTATCACTAGATATTATTGATAATATGCTCATAGTGTCTCCGCCTAAAGAAGAAGATGTTTTACAAGAAGAAACAGCAAACACTAAAACAGTTAATTTACTAGATTTTAATGATTTAGATATAGATTATTTAGCAGAAGATTTTTTAGAAGATAATAGTTTAGAATTTACAGAATTAGATATTAATTATCTTGATGTTAATTTTTTAGAAGATTTATTAAATGTTCTTGATGCCTTAGCTATAGAAGACGAAGAAGACCAATTAGCATTAGCTACAGGTATAAATATAACAGGCACGTTAATAGGACAAGATTCTGATACACAAATAACAACAATAGTAACAGGACAAACTGTTAGTTTACGTAGAAAAGTTAGTGAATCGGTGCAGGTTGATTTAAACTCTGGTGCGGGCTATACAGTTATTTTGATACAAGACGGTGTTTCTAATATAATAAAAATAAATGGTGGTGGTGATTCTACTATTACCATAAGACAAGGCAGTGGATGAAAAAACTTATATTTTTATTATTACCATTATTAGCTGTACCTTTAATATTTCAAAGCACTCCAACAGAAATATTAAAACTTAAAACTTTTGATGCATTTATCAAAACACCTGAGCCTAGTGGTAATTTTGTAATATTAAATATTACAGAAGAAGACCTAGAAAAAGAAGGCGGTTATCCATTACCTAGAGAACGCTTAGCTGATATACAAATAGAGTTATTAGGAGCAGGAGCTATGGGTGTTGGTTGGGTTATAAGTTTTCCACAAGCAGATAGAATGGGAGGAGACTTACGTTTTAGTAGTGCATTAAGCTATGCTCCAAGTGTTCTAGCTACTTTTGAAAACGGTAATGGTGTCTATCCTAAAACTACAGGAACAGTAATTAAAGGACCAGATGTTGGAGGAATACCCTCTTCTGGTATAAAACAAAATTATTATATGTATGACGATATAGTTCAAGGTGTTGCAATAGCACCTACAGAGGTTGACCAACTTGTCAGAAGAATTCCTCTACTATTAAAAAACCCTGATGGTTGGTCAGCTTCATTTGGTACACAAGTATTAAAAACATTAACTGGAACACCTACTTACATAATTACTACAAATGATAATGGTGTGCAAGAAATAGCAGTTAGAGGACTACCGCCCGTGAAAACAGATAGTTTTGGTCGTAAATGGATATCATGGGTAAAAACAGAAGAAACAGATTTACAAGAAATGAATGTTAATGGTAAGTTTGTATTCGTTGGTGTTACTGCTAATGGTGTTATGCCGCAAATTGCTACGCCTGTTGGGTTAGTTGAACCACATAAAATACAAGCTGCACTTGCAGAATCTATATTAATACAAGATAGCCCTTATATACCCGATTACGCTTTATCTGTAGAACTATTTATATTTTTAATATCTGTGGGGCTAATATGGGCGTTTATAAGCTATTTAGGAATAACTTGGGGCATAACCTTAGGTTTATTAACTATGGCATTAACGGGCTTATACGGGGCTTATACGATAGGTGCAGGTCTTTTAATAGACGTAACATGGGCTTTAATAAGCCAGTTTATCTCAGGTAGCGTAGCTTTTTACCTTAGATTCAGAGAACAATATAAATTACGTTTACAAATTAAAAAACAGTTTGAACATTATTTAGACCCACGACAAGTAAAACGTTTACAAAAAGACCCAGATTTATTAAAACTAGGTGGAGAAAAAAGAAGATGTACTTTTTTATTTACTGATGTTAGAGGGTTTACTGCATTATCTGAAAAATTAGAGCCTGAGGAAGTTACTAAAATAATGAATAAAGCACTTACGATACAATCAGAGGCTGTCAAGAAATACAACGGTATGGTCGATAAATATATCGGTGATGCAATGATGGCTATATTTAATGCACCATTAGATTTACCACACCATGAACAGGTGGCTGTAGAATGTGCTAAAGAAATACAAGAAAATATAGAAAAAGCTGATATAGGCGTAGCTATAGGTGTTGGTGTAAATACAGGAGAAGCTGTAATTGGTAATATGGGTAGCGATACTCGATTCGATTATAGTGCTATCGGAGACGCTGTAAATACTGCTGCTAGACTAGAATCAGCTACAAAAGAAGCAGGTGTAAACATACTAATAGGTGAAGAAACTGAAAAATATTGTGGTCATCACCTAAAATCAGTAAAACCTATAAAAGTAAAAGGTAAAGAAAAACCTTTAATAATATATACTTTTTGATATATAATCAGTCAAAAGGAGACATTTAGTATGAGTTTTTTAGCAAACCTTGCAATTAATGTTCTAGGTGGTGCTTTGGTAGGCGAGATAAATCGTAAAAGAGCACCTAAACAAAAAGCTGCTATAGGTAGTGGTACTGCTCCTACTTTAGATTCAGGTATACCTTTAGAAATACAAGAAATTTTAGGCACACAAGTTACTTCACCAGAAGAAGCATCGCAAAAAGAAAAAAGTGGTGCTATAACAGATTCAGACGAAGAAGCTATAATGCAACTATTACAACAAGACCCAGAAGGTATTATGGGTATGTATCATGGCGGTAATGTTCATAAATATCAAGATGGAGGAGGTATTTTTGGTTTCGGTCTTTTAGATAATATGGACCCCATTTTTGATTTAAAAAGTTTTTATGAAAATCAATCCGAAGAAGTTCAAGATAATATTGATAGTATTTTATCTAGTGGTATTTTAGCTTTAATAAAAAAGCGTGAGGAACCTAAAGGTAGCAT